AGGTTGGCGCCCGCGAGGTTGGCGCGCGCTTCAACAGCCTTCTCCAACGCGTGGCGCATTGCCAGGCCGCTATCCAGGCCTTCGGGCACCTCGCACTCAAACAGCACTTTGCTGCTGTCCCAACGACTCACGATCTTCTGAGTTGCCATCTCCCACCTCCTATCCCCACCCGCCGTCCCGGGATGGGAGGCTGTTGGTGGGGTCGATGGGAGGAATATAGCAATGCAAAACCAATAGCGCAAGCATTGCTAAACCGAAAGGCGAAAAAAATCCGCCCGAAGGCGGTCTGGGATTACCCTAGGTCGATACGCAGTTGTTGCCTTCGCTGCGCCAAGACTGAACGTACCCCTTGGGGTGCAGGGTGAAGTGGACGGTGCAGTACACGTTCACGGCGGTGCTTGGCGCTTGCTGCTGGACATAGGTTGTGGACCGCTGGGTGTACGTGCCATAGCCCTGTTGCGCACCAGACGTGACATTGAGTTGTCCGGTGGTGTTGGTGGTGACAGGTGTTGTCGTGATGGCGCCAGGTAGCAGCATCGTGCTGCCGCGCGTGTAGGTCATTATCCTGGTGCCGTCCGCGAGCACATAGACGGATTGCGGAGGCCCAAGCTTGCCGACCAATTCAGCCTCGCTGCGCCCCACGTATTGGTTCATAACGAGGTGGAACTTTTGGGGCGTTGCGCAGCCGGCCACTGCCGTCATCATCGCAACGCAAGCTATTGATCGCTTCATCAATCCCCCCATGCCATCCGACTCAGTTCGTCATCCAGCGCGGCGACGGCACCCCGCGCAAACGTCGGGTTGCGATGCAACTCCCCGGCGGTGTTGACGATGAAATGCCTGCCTCGGTACATGACGGCATAGGCAATGCCGATCACATCTCCGTCTTTGGCTTGGGCCGCAAGCTGCTCAAGGCAAACGCGCGTGTCGTGTGAGATGGAGTCGGGGACGAGTGCAAAGGGTGGCTTCACTTCCGCCCCTTCCGCCCGCGTGCCCCCGACAACTCTGAAGTTTTCGGTCGTTTTGATATTGCCCCCTCGTCTTTGATTGCCCTCGGCACCAGCCTCGGCGCCGGCTTCAATTTAGGGTTGGCAACGATTTCAGTGTTCGCCGTTCGTCCGAAAACTTGATCTTCCGCAAACTTGATCACTAAAGCGCGTTTGGCGCCGTCGAGCTGTTTGAAGTGGCTCAGCAGCGTAAACGTCTCGTCAGCGGCATCTGCTACCGGCAGCGGAGGCAGGGCCGGGGTCGTGCGCTCGCCGAGGCCGCCCATCACGAGCTCCTCCACGGTAACACCTAGCTTGGCTGCTGCCTTGACCAAATTCTCCTTGGTGATTCTCCCAGTCGAGAACCAATTTGACACAGCGCCCCGCGTCACCTCGCAATGCAGCGCCATCTCCGACGTGGAGACGTTGCGCTGCTTCATGACAGCCTTGAGGGTTTGCCCGATATGCATTGCTAAATCGTAAGCAGGCGAACGCAAGCAATGCTTGCAGTCTCGGTTTTGCATTGCTAAACTGGGCTGCATGGAACTCAAGGATTGGTGCGCACCGCGCGGACGTACATCGTGGCTAGCCAAGGCTGCGGACATTCCGGCCTCCTTTCTCAGTCAGATCCTGAGTGGCGCGCGGCCTGTTCCTCCAGCAACGGCCGTCGCCATTGAGAGGGTCACGAACAGAGAAGTCACCCGTCAAGAGCTTCGCCCCGACGACTGGGCGCTGATCTGGCCCGAGCTGACCAAGAAGCGGCTCAAGGGCAAGCCCGCCGAAGAACAGCAGGAGGCCTGACGTGCGCCCTCGCGAGCTTGGAATCTTGCTGATGGTGTTTGCCGTCAAGGGCCATCCATCGCCGTATGGCAAGCCGCCGCGCGGGGGAGATGACCAAGACGGCATTTCTGTGAGGTCACGTCCTCGCAGCCCCCGGAGCAACCCCGGGCGTGCCGCATGGCTTGTCAGTGGCCCGAGCCGGCAGGTTTGGAGCTCTTCGACAGCGCAGGGGCCGCAATCGCCTTTTGAAGGTGGTCTATGAGCGATGCAGCTTGTGCTTGGCTCATGCGTACGCGCGGCCACTCCCTTGAATCCGTGGCGTTGGTGAACGTCCAGAACTTCACTTCTACGTATGGCTTGTCGCCATCTGGCGCGTGCACGAAGCCCGCGAAGGATTCGACTTTCAGGAGTCCGACGAATTTTTCCATGGGTGCGCCTCTCGGGCCTGCTGGTGTAGGAGCCGCAAGCGTAATTCGGGACGGCGCACCCGCCCTTCGCGGCCATCACAGCCCCCTCTCCAACTCCATGGCCTGCAGCAACAGCTCCTGCGCCAGCGCCCTCAAGGCACGGATGAACACCAGCCGTCCGGCTGATAGCGAGTGGGGTGTGGGTCGTGTCGTCATGGCTTCACTTTGTTCGCCCCACCACTGGTAAGTCCACTGGGAAGTCAGTGATTTCTATCTATGGAGACCGCCATGCAGCTTGAGCTACCGATCCTCTGTCGGATCGATGCGCCCAGCGTCGTGCATCCCGACGAGATCAACGCCATCAAGACCTTCCGCGATGCCGTGCTGCTGTGCTGGGCTAAGCGGCGTGATAAGGCCCCAGGGGCCCAGACAGCATGCGCCCGCTATTGCGGCATCCAGGTCTCGCACATGAGCAGCTATCTCAGCGACGACCCTGACCAGCGCGACATGCCGGCCAAGTACGTCAAGGCATTCCAAGCATGGTGCGGCAACGCAGCCATCGGCCAGTTCCAAGCCCGGGAGGCCGCTTTGTCGGTCATCCAGGAAGTCGAAGTGATGTTGCTTCGGAGGACCGCATGAAGACCACGCAAGACCTGCCTCTTGACCCGCTCGGCGGCCTGGGCGCTCCGATCCGCCAAACCAAGCCGGCGGCACCCGATCCCATCAAGCAGTTTGAGCACATCAACGACCAGAACAAGGCCGTGCAGACCATCGCAGACACCCTCCGCAAGAAGGCCGAGGTGATGCCCGGCGCGGTGGAGGAGTGGCAGGGGCTGGACTTGTTTGACGCCTACAGCCGTGCGTGGTTGGGCTGCATTTAAGTAAGTCACATGAAGCAAATGACGAAGTACGAACTGCACCCTCTCTGCACACTGTTCCCTCGGTTGGCTCAAGCCGAGCTTGAATCGCTGGCCAACGACATCTTGGCGAATGGGCTGCGCGAGCCGATCACTTTGCACGAGGGGCGGATTCTGGATGGCGGCAACCGTTACAGCGCCTGTCTGCTGGCCGGTGTTGAGCCTGTGTTCCGGGAGTTTGACGGCGGCAATCTGGTGTCGTTCGTGCTGTCGGCAAACCTGCACCGCCGCCACCTCAGCGCCGGACAGCAGGCGGCCATCGTGGCAAGCGCGCAAGACTGGGCGCAGGCGCAGACAGTTGGCAATCCGGGGTTCAAGTCCCAATCGTGCAATCTTGCACCATTGCAAACGACGGCCCAGCGCGCAGCCGAATCCGGCGCTTCTGTTCGCACTCAGAAGATGGCCGACAAAGTGGCGAAGGCTGACCCGGAGTTGGCCCGCGAAGTTGCCCACGGCACCAAGAGCTTGCCCCAGGCCGTTGAGGAACTGACCGGCAAGCGCCCCGGCGCGAAACAGCCTGCCGCCGAAGTCATCGATGACGACGGCCCGAGTGCTGAGGAAATCGCCGATGCCGAGCGTGCGGCGCTGGAGGACGCGGAGCGTGTCCGCCTGATGCTGGATTCCGACGACGCCATGAAGGCGCTGGCCGACAAGTGCAAGCAACTCCAGGCGGAAAACGCTGCGTTGCGCGCCCGCGTCGGCGGTCTACAGGGCGAGCTGGCCCAGGCCATCCGCATGGTCAAGATGTGGCGCGGCAAGGCAGAGAAGGTGGCTGCATGATCGGCCTGTTTCCTGAGCTGGACGCGCCGAACTACGCCTCGGCGTGCTTCCCGCCGCCGCGCCCATTTCAGGAGAGCGCGCACGAGGCTTTGCGTCAAGGTGTGCGGGCCGGGCATCGCTGCCAGGTCATCATGGCGCCGACCGGGGCCGGCAAGAGCTATCTTGGTTTGCGGATCATTCACGAGTCGCTGATGCGCGGGAAGCGCGCCGTCTTCGTGTGCGATCGGACAACGCTGATTAATCAGACCAGCGAGGCTGCCGACCGCTACGGCCTGAGCGCTCACGGAGTGATGCAGGCCAGCCACTGGCGTGCGAATCCATCCATGCCGTTTCAGATTGCCAGCGCGCAGACCATTGCACGCCGCGAGTGGCCGCGCGCCGACGTGATCGTGATTGACGAGTGCCACACGCAAATGGCGGCTTGGGTCGATCACATCCCGACGACTGATGCCGTTGTGGTTGGTCTGTCGGCCACGCCCTTCTCTGCCGGCCTGGGGAGGTTGTTCACCAACCTGATCAACGCCACGACCATGCACGAGCTGACGCAATCCGGCGTGCTGGTGCCGATGCGCGTTCTGTCCTGCACTCGGCCTGACATGGCCGGCGCCGAGACTTCTGGCGGCGAATGGACCGACCGCGCCGCTGCTGAGCGCGGCATGGGTATCGTCGGCGATGTCGTCAGCGAGTGGGTGACGCACGGCCAGGGTCGCAAGACCATCGTTTTCGGCGCCACGATTGCGCACTGCGAAGAACTGGCGCGTCAGTTCAACGAGGCCGGCGTGATGTCGGCCGTGTTCACGTCGAATACCACGGCTGGCGAGCGGGCATCGCTGCTGGCCGAGTACAAGAAACCAGACTCCGCGCTGCGCGTCTTGATTTCCGTCGAAGCGCTGGCGAAGGGTTTCGACGTGCCGGACGTTGGCTGCGTCGTCGATTGCCGGCCTCTGCGCAAGAGCCTGTCAACGGCCATCCAGATGTGGGGCCGCGGCTTGCGCAGCTCGCCGGAAACTGGCAAGACGGACTGCATCCTGCTTGACCACAGCGGCAACATCATCCGCTTCCGCGAGGACTTCGAGGCGATCTATTTCGACGGCCTTGATGCCCTTGATTCTGGCGAGAAGCTGGACAAGGCCATCCGCAAGGACGACGACGAAGAGAAGACCGTCAAGGCCTGCCCGGTGTGCAGCCACAAGCCGTTCGTCAAGCGCTGCATGTCTTGCGGCCACGAGGTGCAGGCATCGGCGCTCATCGAGGCTGAGGCCGGCGTCATGCGCGAAGTCGTGATGCTGGGCGGCAAGAAGATGGGCGAGGACAGGGCTCATGTGTGGGCTCAGTGCGCAGCCTATGCCCGTGGCAACTCGATGCCTGAGAAGCAGCAGGGCCGCGCCGCTCACATCTATCACGACATTACCGGCCAATGGCCGCCGCAAGGCTGGCGCGTAGAGACGACGCCCAACGTGCCGATCAGTCAGCCCGTGCTGAACAAGATCCGCTCCAAGAACATCGCATACGCCAGGGCGCGGGCAAAGGTGGCTGCATGACGTTCCAAGAGTTCTGCCGTGCTCACGGCCTGATCGTGGATCACTTGGAGTCGGGACGCTGGGTGCGCGTCTCGACCACTGATCATCCCCGCAAGAAGAACGGCGCCTACAAGTATTTGGGCGATATCGGCTGGGTGCAGAACCACGCAACGCAGGTTGAGGTGTCGCTGTGGCGTCCTGACGCGAATGCGCCGGCCATCGACACACAGGCCATTGCCAACAAGGCAGCCGAGTTTGAGCGCCGCATGGTGCAAGGCTGGGCCAGGGCCGCAGAGAGGGCGCAGAGCCTGATTGACGGCAGCGTCACGACCGAACACGCCTACCTGCACAACAAGGGGTTCGGCGACATGCGCGGCTTGGTCAACGACGAAGCGCTGATTGTTCCGATGCGTCACTGGCGCACCAATGAACTGGTGGGCGCGCAGACGATTCGTTGGCTTAGCGATGAACTGCGCTTCGAGAAAAAGATGCTGTCGGGCATGCGCGCGAAAGGTGCCGTGTTCCGCTTTGGATCGCCCCAGGATGCGCGGACGTGGCTGGTCGAGGGGTTCGCTACCGGCTTGAGCGTTCAGGCGGCTCTGCGGGCGCTTTCGATGCGCGATTCGGTGGTTGTGTGCTTCAGCGCCGGCAACCTGATCCACGTCGCAACGCAGCTTTCTGGCGAACTGTTCGTGTTCGCCGACAACGATGAATCCGGCGCAGGCAAGCGCGCCGCCATCGAGACCGGCCGACCGTATTGCATGAGCGGCGAAGTCGGCGAGGACGCGAATGATCTGCACAAGCGAGCTGGTCTGTTCAAGGTCGCAAGCTGCATGAGGGCCGCCATCTTGGCGGCGATGGAAATGGGATAGCCCAAAGCAGCGTGAGCCTCGCGCAAACGTATGGGCCTGCATGGGCTAACAGGGCAAGAAACACCGGGGGTAGTCACCGCCCCGTCAACAAGTGACACCGCGCTGGCGCAAGCCTAGGGGGCAGTTCCCGAACGACGCGGCGGCTGACGTTGATCCCACGGCCGGGGGCAAGCATAGAGCGGCTTGCATGGTGGGAATCCCAGTACGGGGGTGACGTCCGAACCCCTCTTACTCCTGTGGGGGTAGGGGGGCGTTTGGGTGATAGATGAATGTTTTTTGCGCGGGCCGTGTCGCCCGCCAACCGGGGAACCCAATGACCGAGTACGACAACACAAACCGCGGCGTCCTGTTCGTCAACGACCGCAAGCAGCGAGACAGCCAGCCTGATCGCACCGGCACCCTGAACGTCGAGGGCGTCGAGTACTTCCTTGATGGCTGGCTGAAGACATCGCAGGGCGGCAAGCAGTTCCTGAGCGTGAGCGTCAAGCGCAAGGAAAAGCAGCACTCCGCGCCCCCGGCGCCATCAAGCCGCACACATGGCGACAGGCCGGGCGGCCCGAAGAACCGCCCTGCACCGCCCGCCGATTACGACGACAGCGACATCCCATTCTGACCATGAAGCCATCCCGTGCCCCCAAATACCTCGCCGACCTCGTAGCCCACTACGAGGCAAAAGAGGCCGAGGTGAAGAACCTGCAACGCCGGGTGCGTGAGTTGACTCGGCAGCGGGATCGCCATGCAGCCAGGAATGCCGAGCTGCGTGCACATGTCAACCGCTACCAGAAGGCCCTGGCCCAGCGTGAGCACAAGTCCAGCGCTTGGGAGCCGGCATGACCGAAATCCTGATTCTCTTGGCCGCCATCCCGGCCATCTGGCTCATCGCTGCAGCCTACTTCACGAGGCGCATGTGAGCGAGCGCTTTACCGCCGCCCTCCATGACGCACAGAGCGGCCACGCCGAGCTGATGCGCGCTTGGTCATGGGCCAAAGCAATGCTGCTTGCTGGCCATCGCCTCACGCTGGAGGTGAAGCGCGCCACCCGCAGCACAGAGCAGAACGCACTCATGTGGTCATGCCTGACCGATCTGTCCAAGCAAGTGGACTGGCCCGTGGACGGCCGGACACAGAAGCTGGACCCGGAGGAATGGAAAGACATCCTCAGCGCCGGCCTAAAGAAGTCCCAGCGCGTCGCCCAGGGCATCGAGGGCGGATGGGTGATGCTGGGCCAGCGCACCTCGCGCATGACGGTGGCGGAGATGTCGGAGCTGATCACGCTGGCGCACGCGTTTGGTGATCAGCATGGCGTTCGATGGAGTCGGACCAGCTTGGGGCGCGAGGCACCAGAGGAGGCGTTTGCATGATCCTCACCATGCCATGGCCCGTCACGCGCGGTCTGAGCCCGAACCATCGCGTCCACTGGTCCCAGAAGGCGCGTGCCAAGAAGTCACTTCGCGCCGCCTGGGCCTGGGAAGCGACGAAGCAGGGCGCTCGAAAGCTCGACGCATCAGCGTTGTCAGTGGCGATCACCTTCGTCCCGCCTGACCGCCGCGCCAGGGACATGGACAACATGCTCGCAAGTTGCAAGGCCGGGCTTGATGGCTTGGCTGACGTGCTGGGCGTGGATGACCGCCATTGGTCCCTGTCGCTGGCCGTCTCCAAGGAAATCGGCGGATTCGTCCGCATCGAGGTGAGCCATGCAGAGTAAGAACAAGGCCGCGCCCACCAAGGCAGAACGCGCCCACATCGAGCGCATAAAGGAGATGCCGTGCGGCGTTTGCGAAGCCTCGGGGCCGAGCGAGTGCCACGAACTCAAGCAAGGCCAGTGGTTCACGAGCATCCCACTATGCGCCGATTGCCACCGCGGCAGCTTCAACGGCATCCACGGCCAGGCCAGGATTTGGGCGGCCTACAAACTCGACGAGCAGGCTGTGCTGAACGAGACGCTGCGACAGCTGCTAGCCACATCATGACCCGCCAGCTACTCAAGGAGCGCCAGTGACCAACCGCCAGCTATACGCCGACCTTCCCAAAGAGCTGCACGAGGCCGACGAAATCCTCAAGCGTTACGGACGCTGGGCGCGCGGTGGATCAGGCCCGGAACGCTGCGGATCAGCCGAGGGGGCCTACCGGGCACCTCAAGACGACGAAGACCGCCAGCCCACCGAGCCCATCATGCCCGCTGCTGACGTGGAGCGCGTCCGCCGCTCGCTCGCCAGGCTGCCCATGATGACGCTATGCATCATCCAATGGCTCTATGTCCGCCCGGGCTCTGTGCCGGCTATGGCCCGCAAGCACGGCCTGAAGCCTCGCCACATGCAGGAGCGCCACCTTGAAGGCGTGCAGCTCTTCTGGCGCACATGGCTAGGGTTTGCACCTATTACTAACGCCACTATTGCAAAGTCGTCTGTTGTGGTAGAGAATGCTTGCACTTGAACGCGGTGTTCAGAGTTGGGGTGCCTAATGGCAGCCCCAGCCGCCACCGAACACAGCCCGCCCTTCGCAAGATCGGCGGGCTTTTTCGTTTCCACGCCGGGCCATCAGCTCTCGCAGTTGCCAAGCTCCTTGATCAATGGGCTGCTTGCGCCCGGCACCAATTCGGAACCCGCATGCAGAACAACTTCATCAATGAGAAGCCGCTCGGGTATCAGCAAATCACCAGCCTTTCGGGCGCCCAGGGCTTGACGGTCCCGGCCGGAACCAAGTTGGCACTGATCCAGGCCGAGACCCAGGCCGTTCGCTGGCGTGACGATGGCACGGCCCCCACTGCCACTGTTGGCTACCCGCTGGCCGTTGGCTCAGAGCTTCGCTACACCGGCACTGCCGCAGCCCTGGCGGCCATTCGATTCATCGAACAGACCGCATCGGCAAAGCTGAACGTCTCCTACTACGGCAACGGCGAATACTGATGGAAACCAGTGTCGGCAACGGGCCCGTTCCGGCGAGCTCCATTCAAGGCCGGTCGCGTGGCAGTTCGGCCCCTAACTCGCCTGGTGGTCAAGCTACATACACCATCGCCCACGGCCTAGCCGGTACGCCGTCGTTTGTCTGCGTGCAACCGAAGAACACTCTCAGCGCAGCCCTGTTCTTCCTGACCGCCGACGCCACAAACATCACCATCACCTACGCCGTTGCGCCGCTGTCAGGCACGCTCGGCTTCTACTGGAGCGCTGAACTGTGATCCAGCCCATCGGCAACCGCGTGTTCGTCAAGCTGGACGAAACCATCCCCACCGGCATTGACGGCCTGGTCATCCCCCCGGATGTGAACCGCTGGCGCGGCCAGGGTGGTGCAGTGGACAGCTACAACCGCGGCACCGTGGCCTATGTGGGTCCGGATGCTGACGGCTTGGCAGTGGGTGACGTGGTGCGCTTCAGCGAGATTGCCTACCCCACCACCAAGGTTGACGGCGTGGAGTTTGTTGTCATCACCGACATGGATGTGGTTGGCGTCGAGGAAGAGGGGAGCTACTCATGCCACTCCTGAGCAGCCTCCTCAAGAAGCGCAAGCCTGAGCCGAAGCCGGCGCCGCCTGCGAAGAAGTGCTGAGACATGGCTGATGTCGGCCGCCCTAGTGGCTACCGCCCCGAGTATTGCGAACAGGTGATTGAGTGGGGCAAGCAGGGCAAGAGCAAGGCATGGATGGCGTCTCAGCTCGACATCAGCCGACAGACGCTGGACAACTGGTGCGACGCCAATCCGGAGTTCTTGGACGCGATGACGCGCGCACGCGCGCACGCGCAAGCCTGGTGGGAAGACCAAGGCCAGGCCTACATGCTCATGCCGCAGGGGGCGGGCACTTTCAACGCGTCGGTGTGGTCGCGCAGCATGGCCGCACGGTTCCCCGAAGACTGGCGCGAGAAAACCTCTACTGAACTGACCGGCGCTAACGGTGGCCCCGTCCAGATCGTCGCCACGGAGCACGACGAGAACCTGTAATGCAACTCACCGCGCGCCAATTACAGGCGCAGGCGGTCCTTTCCGGTCCAGCTACCCACTGCATGCTGTTTGGCGGGTCGCGGAGCGGGAAAACCTTCCTGCACGTCAGGAACATCGTATTTCGCGCCCTCAAGGCGCCCGGCAGTCGCCACGGCATCTTCCGATTCCGCGCGCTGCATGTGCACGAGTCCATCGTGCTGGACACCTTCCCGAAGGTCATGAAGCTGGCGTTCCCTGGGGTGAACTACACGCTCCACAAGGGCGACGGCTACGCGAGCTTCGACAACGGCTCCGAGATTTGGTTCTCCGGGCTGGATGACAAAGAGCGCGTTGAAAAGGTGCTGGGCAAGGAGTTCAGCACGGTTTACTTCAACGAGTGTTCGCAAATCCCCATGGGATCGGTGGACATCGCCCTGACCCGCTTGGCGCAGTACGTCGAGACGGACATCAAGGGCAGGGCGCCTCAGCCTCTGAAGGTGCGGGCGTTCTATGACTGCAACCCGCCCTCAAAGGCGCACTGGTCGTACAAGCGCTTCATTGAAAAGCGAGACCCGGAGACGGGCCGGGCTCTTCAGAACCCAGCCGACTACGCGAGTTTCCAGATCAACCCTGGGGACAACGCGCAGAACCTGAGCAGCAACTACCTGGCCACGCTGCAAGGCATGTCAGCCAGGCTTCAGAAGCGCTTCCTGAAGGGCGAATTCAGCGACGCCACGCCGAACCAGCTATTCCCGCCGGAGTCAATCGACAAATGGCGGGCAGGCACTGAACTGCCGGAGATGGTGCGCATTGTGGTGGGGGTTGACCCCAGCGGCTCAGGCGACGTGGACAACGCCGACAACGACGCCATAGGCATTGTGGTTGGCGGCCTGGGTGTGGATGGCAACGCCTACCTGCTAGAGGACTGCACCGTCAAGGCCGGCCCCGCCACCTGGGGCCGGATCGCGGTGCAGGCATGGCAACGACACGGCGGCGACGCCATCGTCGGTGAGACGAACTACGGCGGAGAGATGGTGATGCAAACCATCCGCTCCGCAGCGGCATCAGAGAGCGTGCGGCCGACCATCAAGAAGGTGACGGCATCGCGCGGCAAGGTACAGCGCGCTGAGCCATTCAGCGCCCTGTATGAACAAGGCAAGGTCCGGCACGCGGGCCAGTTCATTGAGTTGGAAGACGAATTGACGGCATTCAGCACTTACGGCTACCTGGGCGAGAACTCGCCCAACCGCGCTGACGCGTGGATCTGGGTGCTGGCGGAGCTGTTCCCGAGCCTTGTTCGCACCTCGTCCAAGACCGAAGAGAAAAAGCCCCGTGTGGCGCAGCCGATCAGCGTCGGCGGCTGGATGGGCTAACCCATGGCACGCAACGAAAGACCCGCTCCGATGTCAGTCGCGGAGCGAGCGATGCATTGCGTCCGTCTCGCGGAGGATGCTGACGGCGGCAACCGCGCTGCGGCCCTGGAAGACCTTCGCTTCAGTGCTGGGGACCAGTGGCCCGCCGACATCAAGATGGCCCGGCTGCTGGACCGCCGGCCATGCCTGACCATCAACAAGACCGACACCTTCGTGCGGTCCGTGGTCAACAACATGCGCCAGCAGCGGCCCCGGATCAAGGTGCATCCGGTTTCGAGTGGGGCTGACCAGGATGTCGCAGAGGTCATTGAAGGCCTGATTCGTCACATTGAGGTGCAGAGCGGCGCTGACGCTGCTTACGACACCGCAGCGGACTTTCAGACCCGCATGGGCTGGGGCTATGTCCGCGTCGGCTATCGGTACTGCGACGAAACCAGCTTCGATCAGGACATCTACATCGACCGGGTGCGTAACCCGTTCTCGATCTACATCGACCCGTCCAGCACGGCTCCCGATGGCCTGGACATGCAATGGGCCGTGGTTACCGACCGCATCAAGAAGGATGAGTTCCGCCGCCTGTACCCAAAGGCCAAGCTGAACGACTTCAAGAGCGGCGAGGGCGACGAGCGAGACGCCTACAGCCAGCGCGAAGAGACGCTGATTGCCGAGTTCTGGCGCGTCGAGGAAGAGCCGGACACGCTGCTTCGGTTCCAGGACGGGTCAACTGCCTTGGCGTCGGCCATTGGGCTATCCAGCCCGAAGGAGGGTGATGTCGTCGGCGACCTGATGGTGATCGACCTGCGCAGCACCATGCGCCGCGTCATTCGCTGGTCCAAGGTCACAGCCACCCAGGAGCTTGAGAAGCGCGAGTGGCCTGGCAAGTACATTCCGATCATCCCGGTCTACGGCGCCGAGCTGATCGACAACGGCAAGACCATTCGCTACGGCATGGTCCGGCAGTTGAAAGACCCGCAGCGGATGTACAACTTCTGGCGCACCCAGGAGACTGAGTTTGTCGCGCTGGCCCCGAAGGCGCCGTGGCTGGTGGCTGAAGGGCAGACCGAGAACCACGAAGACGAGTGGGCTACGGCTAACGTCAAGAACCACTCGACGCTGACTTACAAGCCGGTGCAGGACGATGCCGGTAACGCGCTGCCGCCTCCGAACCGCCTGCAGCCCCAGGCCGTCCCAGCGGCATCGGTCAATGCTGCCATGGCGGCCAGCGAAGACCTCAAAGCTGTTGCCGGCATGTTCGACCCGGCATTGGGTGCGCCGGGCCAAGAGACCTCCGGGAAGATGGTCGCCGAGCGCCAGGCGCAGAGCGACCTGTCGAACTTCCACTTCTATGACAACCTGACCCGCTCCATACGGGCGGTTGGCATCGTCATCCTCGACCTGATCCCGCATGTGTACAACCATCAGCAAGTGGTGCGGATCATCGGTGAGGACGGCATCCCCGATGCGGTGACGATCAACGAGCAGGCGACCGATAAGGTGCTCAATGACATGAGCGTCGGCCGCTATGACGTGATCATGGACACCGGCCCTGGTTACGACACTAAGCGCCAGGAGTCGGCCGCGATGCTGATTGAACTGGTGGCCAAGATGCCGCAACTCGCCGAGCTGGCAGGAGATCTCGTGGTCGGGCAGATGGATTGGCCGATGGCGCGCAAGCTGGCCGAACGCCTCAAAATGGCCAATCCGCTGGCGATGGCTCAGGAGCAAATCCCGAAGGACATGGACCCGAAGGCCCGCGAGATCATCGCGAACCTCATGGGCCAGCTGCAGGTTGCCCAAAAGCAAGTCCAGCAGCTATCGATGGAAAAGCAGGCAAAGGTGTTTGGCCTCCAAGAGAAGGAAGCCGCCATCACGCTTCGCGAGCGCGAGAAGCAGGCCGCAGAGACCAGCCGACTGCACATCAAGGAATTGGGCGAAGACGAGCGCGCCCGCCTCGTTGCCGAGACCAAGATTCACGACACCACGCTGCGGGTCAACGAGGACCGATTCGAATCGATCCTGGAAGCCCGCACAGACCTCATGCTGGGTCAGGACAAGCACGACAACGATCACACGTAGTCAAGTCCACCCATCACAGCCGCCCACCGAGGCGGCTTTTTCGTTTCTGGCGAACGTCATCGCCAAGGGCCGCAGACCCTCTCTGCAATCGACTAATGGGCGTTAACCATGACAGAGCCAAACAAGGCTGAGACGACTGATGCGCGTGAAGCATCGATGTCCAGGGTGACAACTCTGGAAAACCTCACCAAGCCCGCGACCACGCAAGAGACCGCGTCAGAGTCGTCCGAGCAATCGGAGTCGCAGACCAGTGAGGAGGCGCAGCCGAAGAAGAAGACGGCGGCAGAGCGCATCCAGGAAGTGATCAACAGTCGCAAAGAAGCCGACGCGAGAGCCGAAGCTGCCGAGCGACGCAGTCGCGAACTGGAAGAGCGCTTGTCTCGACTGGAGTCTTCGCAGCGATCCCCAATCAACAACGCCGAGAGGCCCGACCGGTCGAAATTCGATTCGGACGATGACTTCCTTGACGCGTTGGCCGCATGGAAGGTCGCCGCGATGAAGCTCGAAGAGCAGCAGGAGCGTCTGAAGCAAGAGGCGCAGGAAGTCGAAACCGCTTTCCTGTCCCGCCTCGACAAGACCCGCAAAGAGATCGACGACTTTGACGAGGTGGTGTCTGCGGCAACGGTCAACGTTCCCGATTTCGTGATCATGGCGATCAAGGAATCGGAGCAAGGCCCGCTGTTGACTTACTACCTCGCCAAGCACCCGGACGATGCCCGCCGGATCGCAGCAATGCGGCCCTACCGAGCGGTCAAAGCCCTCGCCGAACTTGAAGCGGAACTGTCCGCAGACCCCAGCCCCGCCCCGATTTCCAAGCCTGTGCCCAAGCGGGCACCCGATCCGATCACCCCCGTGAAGGGGTCAACGTCGCACAACCCCGGCCCTGCGCCTGACTTCGCCTCCTACCGAGAGCGTCGAAAGGCAGAGCTGGCCAAGCGCTGATCGTCAGGTGCCCAACTCAACCCAGCCCGCCTCGTGCGGGCTTTTGTTTTGGTGCACGTCATGCCTAACCAACTTCTCACAATCTCCGACATCACGAATGAGGGTCTGATGATCCTCGAAAACGAACTGGTCCTGACCGACAAGATCAACCGCGAGTACGACGACCGCTTCGGCGTTGACGGCGCCAAGATCGGCTACACGGTAAACATCCGCAAGCCCGCGCGCTTCACCGTCTCCGGTGGCCCGGCGCTGTCGGTGCAGGACTTCGTTGAAACCTCTGTGCCGGTCTCGCTGACCAATCAGGCGCACGTTGACACGCAGTTCATCACTTCGGACCTGCTGCTGTCCATGGACATGTTCAGCAAGCGCGTCCTGAAGCCCAAGATCGCCGCACTGGCCAACTCGGTGGACTACTTCGTCGCCCAGACGATGAAGAACAACACCGCCAACATCGTTGGCACGGCCGGCACTCTGCCCACTACCACCGCCCCGTTCCTGCAGGCCGGTGCTGTGCTGGACACCGAAGCCGCCCAGCGCGACGGCGACCGATACCTGGTGCAAGACCAGACCACCAACGCCTCCATGACTGGCGGCCTGCAAGGTCTGTTCAACCCCCAGGCGCAGATCGGCGAGCAGTACAAGAAGGGCATGGTCGCTCGCGAGACGCTGGGCGCGAACTGGTACATGGACCAGAACATCAACTACCAGACCTTCGCCGCGAAGGCTGGCACTCCGGTGTTCTCCACGGCCAACGCCTCGACCGCCCTGCTGACCACTGGCTGGGCCGACAAGGGCACGCTGTACACCACGGGCTGGACGGCCTCCACTGCCGTGTTGAACGTCGGCGACACGTTCTCCATCGGCTCTGGCGCCACTGCCGTGTACATGGCCAACCCGCAGAACCGCGCAGGCACCTCGCAATTGCGCACGTTCGTGGTGGTTCCGCCTGTCGGCACCCCAGCGTTCGGCACTTTCACGCCCACGACCGACGTGTTCGGCAACGTGGTCGGTGGTGTCTACACCGCTGACGGTTCTGGCCGCCTGAGCGTGACCATCGCGGTTGCGATCATCAGCGGCGGTCAGTTCCAGAACGTGTCGCAGGCCCCGACCAACGGCGCGTCCATCAACATGACCAACAGCACCGCTGGCGCCCTGACCGGCCCTCAGAACCTGCTGTTCCACAAGGACTCGTTCACCTTCGTGAGCGCTGACCTGCCGCTCCCTGGCGGTGTGGACATGGCGGCTCGCGCGGCGCACAAGGACGTTGGCGTGTCGATGCGCATCGTGCGTCAGTACACGATCAACAACGACGCCCTTCCGACGCGTATCGACATCCTGTACGGAGTCGCACCGCTGTACCGCGAACTGTCCTGCCGCGTCACCGGCTGATCAAGCTAGGCCCCTCCGGGGGCCTTTCTGCTTTCTGAAAGGAAAACCATGGCTAACAGCAATCCCGGACCGTCAGTCACGACGGCCAACCAGACCGGCATCGGCTACACGAACAACCTGTTCGACGTGATGATCGGCACCACCCTCTCACCCGCCATCGTCGCCGCCAACACCACGGCAGAACAAACGTTCACCGTGACCGGCCTGCAAGTGGGCGACATCATCACCGCGTACAAGCCCACCGCTCAGGCCGGCTTGTCGTTGGTCGGTGCTCGCGTCTCCGCAGCCAACACTTTGGCGTTGACCTTCGGCAATAACACCGGCGCCGGCATCACGCCGACTGCCAGTGAGATCTACGCGCTGAACGTGATCCGTCTTCTGCCGCAGTACGTCGGCAATCTCCCGACCACGTTGCCGCTGATCTAAGCGGACTCGCTCCACCAGCCCCTGCGCCTCACGGCCAGGGGCTTTTTCTTTGGGTGAACACATGCCTTCAGTCAACGGCGGACCTTCGGTTGCAGCGTCTCCTAACGTCGTCATCACTTCCGCGCCCAATTCCGGGTCGTCGTTCCTGTTGTCTGCTTCTCGGTCTGCGGACATTGGCGACAACGGAGGCGTCTTTGAGCTGGCCTCAGGCGTTACCTACACGCTGACAAATGTCGCCCCGCTCCCTGCGGGACTGACGCTGATCGGCCCCGCGTCTGGTACAGCAACGCTGGCTGTCTCTGGCTCGGCAACCCTCAACGGCGATACCGCATCCATTCTTTTGGGCGCCGGACAGATCTATCGCGTCACGGCGCGGGCTAGCAACCCTTCTGCGTACCTGATGCCTCTTCCTCCGGTGGTGACGCTTGGGCTCGCGCAAGGCACGGCTCAATCCAAGAACGACGCGGACGCCAACGAATCCAACTCGCTGTACACGCTGAACATCCCGGCGAACACGCTAGGCGCCAGCAGCGAACTGCAGATCCTGAGCACATGGTCTTTGCCCACTGGCGTATCCGTGCGCTTGCGCGTGCGCTTCGGCGGCGTTGTGTTGGATGACCTGACCATCACGGGCAACACCACGTTGGTTCGCATCTTCCCGATGACGAACCGCAATAGCCAGTCCGGGCAAGTCAGTAACCCTGCCAACGCAGCCTCAGTCAACACGTTTTCTGCTAGCGCGGTCACGACCAGCACAGTGGACTTTGGCACGGCGCAGCAGCTGACCGTCACTGCTCAGTTCCCCGTGGCCGGATCGGGCAGCAACGTGGCGACCCTTCAGCGCATCCGCATCGTCCATTTCTACGGCGCCTGACGATGCCGACCGTCATCACCACCACCGTCAAAGACGGGGTGAATATTCCGTCGTCGCCGATTCCATCCGATGTGATCGAGGTCGTGGCTGGCAACGGCAATTACACCTGCTACACGACGTCGGACCTCTGGACGTATCCGGCGCCCACCACGCCGAACAGTGCGTTTACGTCGGTGTTCCAAGGCTCCAGGCAGATCACGGCGAGCTTTTTTGGGATGCATGTGCAGCAGGTGGCGAACATCCCTGCGGCAATCGCTCAGGTGCCATTTGCTATTGCACGTTCGCACGACTCGGGCGGCACGGGTGGTCAACGCTGGGTGACGTTGAACCCAGCCAACGGCACGTTTGATTTCACCAACTCCGATGCCTGGGTCAACGCGATGAACGCGGCAGGCAAGGAAATCATGTTCACGCTCGGGTTCACGCCCGACTGGGCCAGCGCCAGCACGCCGAACACAGGCAAATACGACAACGGCACCACGGCGCGAGCGACAAACCAACCGCCCAGCAGCACGACCTTCTGGGACAACTATTGCACCGCGGTTTTCAACCGCTACCTCGGCAAGATCAAGTATTACGAGCTGTGGAACGAGTGCAACTACACCTCGTATTGGTCGGGATCGGCCGCTCAGCTGGCGGTGCTCATGCGCCGAGCAAAACAAATCCTGGCCGGCATCGACGCCACAGCGCAGATCATCGGCCCCATCGTCCAGGAACCAGAGACGGGCGGCACCGGCAATGCATACCTGCAGTCGTTCCTTGACGCTAGCGACAGCGCCAGCGGCACCGGCAAGCTGTGGATTGATAAGTGCGGGATCCACATGTACCCGCCGAAGTACAACTTCCAGATTCACCAAAACCAGGTCGCAAACGTCCAAGCCACGCTGACTGCCCGCAGCATGGCCCAAGGCATCTGGAACACAGAAACCGGCATTCTTGAGCCCAGCTACGGTGTCAACGACACCATCCGCGCCAAATGGCTGAAGCGCGCTCTCTTGCTGGCAGCGTCGCTTGGGGTCGAAAGGTACTTTTGGTACGCCTTCGATAACGACCAGATGTACATGCGGCAATCAATGATCGCCGCATGGAACGAGATACGGACCCTGCTTCTTTCTGGGCCGATCACGGGCTGCAACATCGCCAACGGTGACGGTCGCGTTGCTGCCACTGTCAACGGCGTCAACGTCGTTTACTGAGCATGGCTACCGATCCGACCACCAAAAACGCCCTTGACCTGATCACGGGCGCTCTCCGGAAGACCGGCGAATACGCGGCCGGCGAGCCGATCAGCAATGAAGACGCCAACGCCGCGCTGGACTCGCTGAATGGTCTGCTGGACGTACTCTCCAACGAGCATCTGGCGGTTTACAACAACAACGAAAACATCATCTCTTTGACGCCCGGGAAGTCCACGTACACGGTTGGCGTTGGTGGCGAGGTGAACATTCAGCGCCCGCTGCGGATCACTCAGGCCTACTCGCGTCTCACAACATCAGGCAGCCCGGTGGACTTTCCGTGCGACCTTGTGGACACGGACGGCTACACGTCCATTGGCCTGAAGCAGCAGCCCGGCCCCTGGCCCAAGCGCGCCTATTACAACGCGTCGTTCCCGCTGGCCCAGCTCTACTTGTGGCCCGTGCCGACTCAAGCGGCCGAGTTCCATTTCTGGACCGACATGCTGTTTCAGCCGGAGTCGCTGACCTCTACGGTCTCGCTCCCGCAGGGCTACTACCTGTTCCTGCAATACGCGTTGGCTGAGGTGCTTTGCGCAGACTACGGCATCCCTGTTCCTCCGGACACCAGACGCCTAGCGGAAAAGTACAAGAAGATTCTCAAGGGCAACAACTCCACGCCTGACCGCATTGCGGCGATGGATGGCGCGATCCTGCCGCGCGGCGCAAATGATGCCGGGTTCATCTTGACGGGCGGCTTCTGACATGCCGGACTTTGGTTTCGTCGGCGGCGCCTACGAAGCAGCCAACCTGCTTCAAGACAACCAGAAGCTGATCAACTGGTTCGTCGAGACGGATCAGAACCAGGGCGCCAAAACCCCGATGGCGCTGCTCGGCTGCCCCGGCCTCGTTGATCTTGGGCAATCGGTGTATACCGGGGAGGTGCGCGACCTATGGCCGCTCCCTGGCGGCACGCAGGCAATCGTTGTCGTCGGCTCCAAGGTGCTGCTGATGACCGTGGCGACGCCAGCGACGGCGACATCAAGGGCGACGTTCTCATACGCGCTGCTGGGCACTCTCAGCAGCTCTTCGGGCCAGGTGTGTACGCGCGATACCGGAGCGGGGCGTGTTGTGGCCATCGTTGATGGGACGAACCTGTATTCGTACAGCTTCATCACCAACACCTTCCGCACCATCTCCGACCCAGCGTTTCTCGGCTCCTACCGCATCGCTGAAATCGACGGATGGCTGATCTTCGCCAAGCCGAGCTCCCAAACGTTCTATGTGGCCCCGAACTATTGGGATGGAGCTTCCGCGCTTGATGCCACTTACTTCGCGCTGAAAGACAACTTCAGCGACAACATCGTCGCGCATATCGAGCAGAACCGCGAAATCTGGCTGGTGGGCGAATCCACCACAGAGGTGTGGAGCAACGCGGGCGGGAACTACTTCCCTTTCCAGCGTCAACAGGGTGTGCTGCTGCAGGTGGGGTGCGCGGCCACGAACAGCCTGTGCCGGTACGGCTCGGGACTCATCTGGTTGGGGCGCTCCGAACGCGGCGGCGTGGCGGTGGTCATGACGAAGGGGTACGAATGGGAGCCGGTGCGCAACCCGGCGTTCTCATACGCCCTGAGCAAGTACCCCGTCATCTCGGACGCTATTGGCTACATCTACACCGAAGACTCCCACGAGTTCTACGTGCTCACGTTCCCCACGGCAAATGTGACGTGGGTTCTCGACCTGACTACGGGCCTCTGGCACCAGCGCGCGAGCTATGGAGCGGTGACGGGCCGGCATCGGTCTAACTGCCAGATGGCGTTCCAGGGCATGCAGATCGTCGGCGACGCCGCCAACGGCAAGGTGTGGTGGATGACCCGCACCGCGTACACCGAGGGTTCCGATTACATCGTCTGCCTGCGCCGCACTCCTCATGTGTGGGATCGAAGCGATCGCAAGCGTGTTCGCCACAACCGGCTGCAGATTGAGTTTGTCCAGGGAGATGCGCTGCCTACCGGCCAGGGCTCTGACCCGCAGGCCATGCTCCGCTTCTCCAACGACGGGGGGCGCACCTGGGGCAACGAGCATTGGAGTTCCATCGGCAAGATCGGCGAGACGAAGAACCGTTGTATCTGGCGGCGCCTGGGCATCGCCCGAGATCGGGTCTATGAGGTTCGTTTCTCTGACCCCGTGAAGCGCGACATCGTTGGGGCGTCGTTGATTGCCGAGGAGTTGGGCGCATGACATCACCGTGGGCCAACTCCATCACGCCCAGCGCCGGAGATGGTGGAGACAACAACATCAGCCTGCCCAACTGGAGCGTCCCGCTTGTGGATGCTCAGGGCCGGCTCACCAGGCCGTGGCGTCAGTACATAGAAAACGGTTTCCGCCGCATGGGCGGGGCAGACGCGCTCAGCAACGACGTGCTGACACAGCTTGCGCAGTCGCCGCGCCCTGTGTTCGTTGGCGATGAGACGAGTGGCGGCGGCGATGACTGGCCCATGCCCGGCCCCAAAGGCGATCAAGGTCAACCAGGCGCCCCTGGGCCTGCGCTGGCGTTTCTTGTGGACGACTCAATTGACGTGGCGTCTGAAGTGATTTCTTTCCTCGGCAGGTAGACATGGCTGCGAACAAGATCATTCGAATCGGCCCGACATCGCTTGGCACGTCGGCTGCGAATCTGGCAAACCCGCCGACGCTTACTGGCGGTGTGGGCTCGGCGTCCACGGCGACGTACATGATCCTGAGGCACATCCGCATCGTGAACCGCACGGGCAGCGCCGCGACCGCATCACTGTTTGTGGGCGCTACTGGCGGCTCAGCTGGCGGTACGGAATTCATGTCAGCTGCGCAGTCTATCGCCGCGAACTCGCCCATTGATTGGTACGGGATGCTGCGGCTGGACAGCGCGGACTACCTCACCGGATTGGCAAGCGCCGCCAACGCGCTGACGTTTGAGGCCGAAGGCGAAATCGGGGTTGCGTGATGGACGACAAGCGCGTGATCCACGAGACGCCGGCCTTCACTGTGTACGTTGAAGAGTTCGCCGGGTGTTTCTGGGTGCACTGCGATGTGCGCAAGTGGGGCGTCTCGCTGGCGCGCGAAATGGTCGCGCTCGCGCCCAAACTCTTCGCCCCGTTCGGCCGGGTCTATGCCCTCCATGAGGGATGCAAGAAGCACGCAAAGTTTCTGGCGCTCATGGGATTTCAGCATGTTCAAGACGCCAATTCTTTGCAAGGCGGCGTCGTTTCAATCTACGGGCGGTAAAGATGGGCGGTCTAGTCAAAAGCATTCTTCCAATCGCCGCGACCGTTGGTGGGTCGATACTTGGCGGCCCGGTTGGAGGCATGATTGGCTCCGCGCTGGGCGGGGCAATCTCCGGTTCTAATGCATCTCATGACGCGGCTGGCCAACAGGTCGATGCTGCCAACAACGCCACCGCCTTGCAAAAGGCGATGTATGAGCAGAACCAGCGCAATCTCAGCCCGTACATGCAGGGCGGCACCTCGGCGCTGTCGTCCATACTGGACATGTTCAAGAGCGGCCAACTTGGCGGCCAATTCACAGGCGCTGACTACCTAGCCAACAAGGACCCGGGTTACGACTTCCAGCTTCAGCAGGGCCAGCAAGCGCTGATGAATTCGCAGGCGGCGACCAACGGCGCTCTGTCTGGCGCGGCCCTCAAGTCGTTGATCGGGTTCAACCAGGGCATGGCGTCCACTGGCTACCAGAACGCCTATAACCGTTGGCTAAGCACGCAGCAGAACAAGTACGGTCAGCTTTCCGATATCGCAAAGCTGGGCGAGAACGCGGCGGCCGGGGCCGGCAACACTGGCGTGGGCTATGCCAATGGCATCTCCAACACCATCACAGGCGCGGGCAATGCGGCTGCGGCGGGCACCATCGGCTCCGCCAACGCAATCAGCAGCGGCCTGAACAACTACGGCGCGCTGCGATACCTCGACTCGGGCGGCTCCGGCGGATCGGGCGGTGGCATCTTCGGCGGGTTCTCGTTGAGCGACCTCATTAACGGCACCGGTCTGGGCGGGGGGCTCTGATGCCTATCGATGCAAGTATCGCGCTTGGCTACAAGCCTACGGACGGTCTGCAGTCGCTGAGCAGCGTCCTGAACATCCAGGGCCAGCAGCAGAACCTGCAGGCGCAGAAGCTGCAGATGCAGGGCGCACAGCAGCAGAACGAAGCGGGCGCTATCAAGCTCAACGAAACCAAGGCGCTGCAACCGTTCTTGGCCGACCATCGGAATTACACCGATGAGGCCGGCAACGTCGATCAGGCGAAGCTGTACCAGGGCATCATGAGCCTGGCCCCCACGACGGGCGCGGAGCGCATCAGCCAGATTGGGCAGATGCAGCAGGCCATGACCACAGCGCAAAACAGCATCATGAGCCTGAACACGGCCAAGCGTTCCGCAGTGGGCAACATCCTTACGTCCGTGGATGGCGCCGATCCAGAGGTTGCGCACAAGACCCTGGACGTGATCAGCAAGATGCACCCCGAGCTGGGCGACGCCATCAAGCTGGCTCGTCATCTGTACGACAACACCCCCAAGGAGGAGCGCGGCGAGACTTTCAAGACGTTTGCCCGCGCAGTGTTGCCGCAGGACATCCAGCAGAACATGAACACGCCTGCGGGTGTCGAGGTGGACAACGGGCAACAGGCGGCAGTCGTCAGTACCAAGCCTGGCACGATGGTTCCAGTTGGGCAAGCGCTCCCCGGAACGCGCGTGCAAAAGCAGCTTCCGCCTGGCACCCCTGTCATGGGTCGGGACGAGGCCGGGAATCCGACTCCAGGCTATCTCGGCCCCCAGCCAGGCCGCCCAGGCTCTCCAGAGGCAAGGGGGTCAGAGGCGACCCCCGCGCGCAATCAAGAGCGCATGGCCATTCTTCAGGACGAGTACAACAAGGCCACAAACCAAGCCGACAAGGACGCCATTCAACGCGAGATGAAGCGGCTTGGCGGAGCGCCACGAGCGTCGGGATTTGTGGCTTCTGGACTGCCGGTTGGGCAAGCGGAGAACATCTCCAACAACCTGCAAGAAATGAACCGCCATTTCGGCGGCCTTCAAGACCAAGCGGCCGGATCTCAGTTGGTTGCAGGCCTAACCGGCAACATCAAAGCGCTTGCGAATAAAGCGATCACCGGCACGAACAACGACAAGCTTGCATTTGCAAACGGCCTTCTGGCGCAACTTGGTATTGGCAAGTCTGAAGACCTCAAGACGGCCACCGATTTGCTAGAGAAGAACATGGCGCAGTTGAATCTTGGATCAGGCGGCGGCACCGACGCGGCGCGCGCTCTGGTGCAGGCCGCCCGCCCGAACTCGCACATGTCGCCGGAGGCAATTAACGAGGCAGCCGATCAAGTGGCAGGGCAAATCCGCGCCAACGTCGCCATGCGCAACATGTTGATGCCGCTCAAGCTGGTCGGCGATGCCGAAGGCTACAGCAAGATGCGGGCGAAGCTGGAAAGCATTGCGGACCCGCGAGCCTTCCAGTTTGCGAACTATTCGCCAGCTGAACAAGCCGAGATGCTCAAGCGTCTCACGTCTAAAGACCGCGCCGAGCTACGCTCAAAGATCGAGCAGCTTGAAGCCATGCACATGTTTGGCCGCTAAATGCCTTCCGTTCTTGACGCATTCGACGCAGCCGACAAGGCAAGCCCGGCGGCGAGCTCTGGCGGGGTCTTGGCGGCTTTCGACAAGGCTTCTTCACAGCAGGCGGTTTCGCCATCCGCTGTAGCGGATAGCATTCCAGAGCCCCGAGGGTGGCGTCCCGGAGACCCCGCGCAAGTTCGGTTGGCCGATGGCCGCGTCAAGACGATGCGCCAAGACCCGCTCATTGAAACGGTAGCGCACGTCGGCACCGGCTTGTTATCGACTATTGGCGGCGGTCTTTATGGGTTGGGCAAGCTCATTACCACGGGCGATCCGATAGCGGCATCCGAGGCAATTGAACGCGCGCAAAGGGCCGGCACTTACGAGCCTCGAACCGAGATGGGCCAGAAGTTCACGGCTGCATTCACTTCTGGCTGGAACCCGCTCAACTGGATTCCCAACAGCGCGGCTTGGACTGGCCAGAAACTGGGGGACGTTCTCAATTCCGCGGGCGCCCCAGCGGCCGGCGCCATAGCCGCCGGGGCCGGCGCCGCCGCCCCAATGTTGTTGGGCTTCAAGGGCGTGCGAAACGCGATTGGCGACGCCATCAAGCCGGGCGATAAGACGGAAACTCCCGCCGCCCGCATTGAACCCTCAATGGTCCAGGAGCCCGCGAAGCCGCGTTACAAGCTTGTCAATGGCAAGCCGGTTTTGCTCAGCGACATCATTGAGGGCGGCACGACGCCGAGCAAAGCGCCGCGTGATGGGCTGGCTCCGATTGATTGGGATGCAACGATTCAGCAGTCTCCTAAGAAGACCCAAGAGGCGTTCCCTGAGGTTCAGACTGTCGCAGAAAGCGGCAAGCTGCCAGCGGCAGAGCAATCGCGTCGCACCAAGGTTCTTGCTTCAATCGGCCTGACTGAAGCTCGGCAAAGCGCCATCGATGGCGACGCACTGGCAGCATCAACGGATCACCAGACGGCCAAACTGGACAACTCGGCCGGTCGCCTCATGCGAGACAAGCTTTCCGAGGAGCGCCAGGCTTTGCTGGATGCAACCGACAAAGCGATTGACCAAACAGGCGGCACGAAGGGCATTACTCAGGAGCACCTACGCACTCGCGGCGAGGCCATCGGCGGTGCCGTAGAGGCCATGCACGAGTGGGCCGACACAAAGGCCGCAGAGCTGTACCGCGCCGCGAATGAGAAGGCACAAGGCATCCCCACCGAGCTAGACCAGTTCCGCACTGTGCTTGGCGATGACTCGCATGTCACGAATACTGACGCCGCACAGTTCCGCAAGGCGGCAGAAGCCAAAGCGAAGCAGCTCAACATCATTCGTGATGATGGGTCTGTGTTCTCGGACGGTCTGCAAGCCGAGGCGATGCGCAAGTGGCTGAACTCGCAAAAAAACCCAGCTCTGGGTGACTACATACGCGAGCTGAAGTCTGCGCTTGACAAGGATGTTCTTTCGTCCGCTGGCGAGGACGTATACGCCGCTGCTCGCAAGCTGTGGGCGTGGAAAAAAGACACTTTGGACAACCCAAAGGGAATCTCTCAGGTTGGCTCGGCAAAGGGGCCTGGTGGGATAAACCGCGCTGTAGCGCACGAGGACATCCCCACGCGCGTGACGAACATGAAGGTTGACCAGTTCAACCACATCGTCAAAACGCTCAAGGAGGCGCCGGAAGAAGTGGCGCCCGCTGCGGCCGACGCTATCAAGGAAATCAAAGCTCAGTTTGCCAACGAAATCCAGACGGTTGGCAACAAGACGGCCGATCAGTGGAACGCGCGCGGTGTTCGGGAATACCTGAACAAGCACAACGCCGTGATGCAAAAAGTTTTCACCGCCGAAGAGATGGCGAACTTCCGCAACATCTCGGATGCTGGGCAGATCCTTGCGCGACCTGGCGCATATCCAGGCGCTGCCGTGCAGGCCCAAAACCTTGGAAAGGCGGGGATGCTTGGGTCTGTCGTGACGCATGGTGCCACGTCAGCCGGCGCGCTCCTTGGGTCGGTTCTTGGCCCGGTGGGCAGTGCCGCTGGCGCCGCTGGTGGGCGCGCAGTAGGCGATTCGGTCGCGGCGAGAGCCGCCGAGGCTTCAGCCGCGAAGAAGGTTCAAAAACGCTTTGTGCGCTTGTCAGAAATCGTCAAGTCGCCCCCGGACTGACGCGGGGGATAGCCATGCTCTCTACACATGGCTTCGTACTCCTCCTTCGTGTAGAGCATGCGGTCGCGCTTCTCGACCCACTTGAAGGATTTGGTCACCAGCCAGATTAGAAGAAGAAGTTCCAAGCTCAACCCCCAGCCCGCCTCGTGCGGGCTTTTTTGTTGCCGCCATGACCGCACTAACACCCATCCCAGTCCTGCGCCTCTACGACAACAGCGGGAATCTCGCCATCGGCGCGCAGGTTTACACCTATGTAGCCGGCACGTCAACGCCGCAGGCGACCTACACCGACGCGAGCCAGACTGTACCGAACACCAATCCGGTGACCGCAAACAGCCGTGGCGAGGTGGTGATGTGGCTGGCCACTGGCCTGCTTTACAAGATCTTGGCAAAGGATGCGAGCGGCAATCTCTTGTGGACCGCTGATCAGGTTGCTGGGGGCGACTACTCGGCGAATTCCCTGCGCTCTGACTTGTCCAGCACCTCCAGCGGCAAGGGCGCGGACTTGGTAGGACTGCATCTGTCTGGCGCCGGGGAAGTCGACACGACCGTTGGCCCGTTCCTCAATCTCAAGGTCAAGGGCCTCAAGGCCAACTTCGGCGCTGCGGGTGACGGCACAACGGACGACTACGCCAAGATCGCCAACGCGGTCACGTCACTGGGCAAGATCATTGAGGTTGAGACGGGCACGTTCGTCTGCAACACCAATCTCCCCGCTCCCACTTGCGCCGGCATCGTCGGCCAGAACGATTCGGTTTCCATCATCAAGGCCGGCGCATCGGTCACGAAGCTGCTGAGCATTGGGGGCGCCAACTACCCGAAGGTTCTGCGGGACTTCCAGCTGCTGCATACGGTGGCCGTGGGGACGACGGGCGTCTATCTCGGCGACGCCTCCTCCATCGGCGACATCCGCGTCCAGAACTTGCGCGCGAAGGGTTTTGCAACCGGCATGCGGGTGGGCGATGTCCTCAAGGCGTACATCAACGCCTACCTGGAGCTGAACGGCATCAACCTGCTGGTTCAGAAAACGTCTGGCGGGTTCCCGACGACGATTCACTTCGACAGCGGTGTTTGCACTGGCGCGACCACGAAGGGCGCAAAGATCATCGATGCCAATGGCCTGATCTTCACGAACTGGGACTTTGAATCCAGCGGCGAAGAGGGCCTCTACTGCGACAGCTCCAGCGGTTCGACCATCGAAGGCCTGGTGCTGGACACCTGCTGGTTTGAGGCCAACTACGGCAACAGCAGCGCCCAATACCACGCCCGTTTCGGCACGAACAGCGGCGTCGGCACCATCCGCCCGATCTTGCTGCACTGCTACTTCGATACCAACAGCGGCGGCACGCGAGCGAAGTCAATGATCTTCGACGGCGCCGAGGTGGCGGGCTTCAAGTTGTCGGCGCCCCGCCTGGCTTCTGGCTTGGCCGCTGCCATCCGGCGCCAGAACAGCGCCTACGGGGAAATCTCCGACTGGCTGCCGTACATGGATTACAACTCGGTCGTCTCCGAGGACGTGGCCGGCCTGGACGTGGGCGTCTATGGCTACATGAAGGACTACACGCCCACCTTCGCCAGCTCTGTCGGCAACTATGGCGCCAGTTATTCAGGGTCTCCGACACAGACGCGGGCGCGATACAAGGCCCAGGGCCGCACGCCACGCGTTGACCTGAACATCGGCCTACAGCTCATCGCAGTGACGCCCTCTTGGCTGTCGGTCAGCCTGCCGCCTGGCTGGACGCTGCGCACTGGCGCGGATGAAGAAGCAGCCGGCCGACTCACCGTCAACACGACCCCCACCCCCGCCCGCTTTGTTTTCGATTCGGCCGCCAACCTTCTCAAGATCTACAAGGCGGACGGAACGAACTTCACCAGTGGCGCGGCCATCACCTTCGGCATTACGGCCGACATCGAGCTTGCCTAAGCCATGTACTACGTCCTCAAGAGAACCGACACCAATCTCTACCGTGGCCGCCGTGGTGCGTGGCGATCTGACATCCGCGATGCGGAGGTTTGGAGCAGCTACGCAGCGGCGGTTTCCTGTGCCGCATCGTTGAGCGCAGATACCGGCGCCACCGTCGTTGTGGAAGGGGCGTAGCGATGAGCGCTCATCAGGATTTGGTGCAAGGTGGCGGCGCCGTCACCGCGTTCGGCTGGTGCGTGTCAGCGTGGACTTGGGTGACTGGCGGGGCATCGCCTCTTGCCGTGTTGGCCACAGTGCTGACCATCGCGCTGACGGCGCTGAAGCTATACGACGCCATCCAGCGCAAGCGCAAGGGCCGGCCGCTGGATAGCTCAGCAATGCCGCTGGGGGACAAATGAACCTCAGCCCGCACTTCACGCTGGAGGAGCTGATCGCGACCCAACATCGTGATATCGACAACGACCCTCCGCTGGAGATCGTCGCCAACCTCAAGCGCACGGCACTCTTGCTGGAGTCGGTGAGGCAGCGCCTCGGGGCGCCCATCATCATCAGCAGCGGCTACCGCTCACCAGCCCTGAACAAGGCGGTCGGCGGCCAGCCCAACAGCCAGCATCTCACCGGCCAGGCGGTGGACTTCATCTGCCCAGGCTTTGGCACCCCGACGACGGTCATCTCCGCCCTGAAAGACTCAGGCATTGATCTGGATCAAGCGATCTTGGAATTCAACCGATGGGTCCATATCTCGTGGGCTGAGAAGCCTCGCGGCCAATACCTGCAAATCGACAAGACGGGCACGCGCCCGATGTGGAGCTAACCATGGCGCTCGATCCCGTCACTGCAATCCTGGACATCGGCGGCAAGGTGATTGACCGCCTGTTCCCTGATCCAGCCCAGAAGGCCGCAGCGCAGTTGGAGCTGTTCAAGCTCCAGCAGCAGGGCGAGCTGTCGCAGATCGCTGGTCAGATGGATATCAACAAGCAGGAAGCGGCGAGCAGCAATGCCTTCGTTGCGGGGTGGCGGCCCTTTGTGGGCTGGGTCTGCGGTACTGGCTTTGCAGTGCAGTTCGTCGTTGGCCCGCTGGCTGAGTGGGGCGCTGCGCTTGCCGGCCATCCGGTGAAGTTTCCGCAGATGGACATGGCGACCATGATGCCGCTGCTGTTCGGCATGCTCGGACTTGGTGCTTATCGCAGCGTGGAAAAGGTCAAGGGTGTGGCGAGCTGACAGCCGAGAGGCTGTAAAAGGGGCTTACTGCCGGGAGGCTGTAGGAGAGGGGTGTCAGCGGGCCGGGTTGGATACCGGCAGAGGACGAGCCGTGTGGAGCCTTCCTCAGCCCTGGGCATGGCAGGGTCGCACACGGCACGTTGCCCCAAGATCGCCCACGCTTGCTGCGGAACTTCTCCGCCGCCGCTGACGCCGCAATGCTACCAGTCGGCAGCCATCACGTATAGATCACTGATGGCTTGGGCACCTCCCTGTGACGTTGGTCCCTCCGACAGGGAAATCGGAATAAATGCGACGTTTGCCGATTTCTGACGGATTCGCTGCAAGTCCGCGTCACGCCTAATCTTTCCGGCGCCATACGTGAAATCGCGAAGCGGCTGATTTGGCCCTTATGGCACATTCGTGGCCCCGTCATCACGAATGGTTCACGAATGGCTTCGTACCGTAAGCTGCCCTCTGGCCTGTGGTTCGCCGAGGTGTTCAAGCTGGGCGTGCGCCAGTCCATGGCCCACAAGACCAAGGCGCAGGCTGTGGCGTGGGCCACGGAGCTGGAAGCAGACATCCTAGCGCGCAAGCGCGGCCAGGTTGTGCGCAAGCCTCTGCGCCACGCCTTGGAGCGGTACGCGGACGAGGTGAGTCCGACGAAGAAGAACGAGCGTTGGGAGAGGACGCGGGTTGCCTACTTCACGTCCGAAGAGTTTGCCTTGCCGTTCGTTGACAAGGTCGTGGACGACGTGACCGCCGAGGACATTGGCAAGTGGCGCGACCTGATGCTGAAGGGCAAGAAGGGCAGCACCATCAATCGAGACATGAACCTGCTCTCGGCGGTGTTCACGACTTGCTGCAAGGAGTGGGGGTATGCCAAGGTGAACCCGTTCGCCGACGTGCGCCGGCCGCAGAATCCGCAGGCCCGGGACAGGCTTATCACCGGCCCGGAAATGCGTAGCGTGCTACGAATGCTTGGGTGGAGGAAAGCGCCGCCCGAGACGCTGCAGCAGCAAGCGGGGTTTGCGTTCCTCATGGCGATGAGCACGGGAATGCGAGCCGGCGAGGTGCTGAAGGCGCACTATCGCGGCAACGTCGCCCGCCTGGACGACACGAAGAACGGCACGCGGCGCGATGTCCCCCTCTCCAGAGGGGCGGCGCACATGGCCACACTGTGCCCACGGTTCACCATCACCGGACCAAGCCTTGATGCGCTGTTTCGCAAAGCCAGGGACCGTGCGGGCTTGGAGGGATTCACCTTCCACGACGCCAGAGCCACGGCGCTGACTAGGCTGTCGCGCATCGTTGACGTATTGGAACTGTCCCGCATCTCCGGGCACAAGGACGTGAACTTGCTTGCAAGGGTCTACTATCGCGCCACGGCAAAGACTATCGCGTCACGCCTGGGCTAGCTGCTTCTGGCGGCTCATCCACCTTTCAATGTCACGGTCATCCCAAAGCACCAGCTTTTGGCTTAGGCGCAGCACTGGCTTGGGAAAGCCTGGTTTTGGCTCCACGCACTTCCTGAAGGTCGCCGGCTGGATGCCCAGAAGCTCGGCAATCTGCTTGCGGTCCATCATCCCTGCTTGTCCTTCATCTGCGGATCATTCGCCGCAGGTCGCCCCTGCAGCCGCGCCAGTGCTTCTGCCTGCTGAGCAAGCCAGGCGGCTAGGTTGAGTCGTGCGAGTTGGATTGGGGTCATGGTGTATACCGGCAGGGGATTGAAAGTCAGGCGCCGCGGCGCTTCAAACCGAAGTCCTTGCCCTTGATCTTGACCATGCGGCCATCCGGGTGATGCCAGACGACACCCTCAATGTCGTGGTCGGCCAGATAGTGGCCGAGCGCCAGGAAGGTACGTGGGCAGTTTTCAAGCACCGCTTCACCATGGCGAATCAATACATGCTTGTCGAAGTGCTCAGGGTTCCCTTGAACCTTTGGGCCGCAAAGCTCGTATGTTCCGTCTGCCAATGAGAGGCCAGCTCGCACCCATGGATCGTTGCTCAACGCCTCACGGTGGCGGGCATCGTCGGGGCCATCGCCCACAGGCAACCAGCCGGGCCAGTGGCCCGTCTTCGGGTCAGGATCCTGCGCAGCAATAAAGTCGGGCGGCGGCGTGCGGCCGGCCTTGGCGTCATAGCGCTTGAACAGCTTGCCGTCTTGAATCAGGCAGCAGGTGCCGTCCCACTTGCGAGTAGCGACGCCTTCACCGGCCGCGACCCACTCGGCCCCGGGCACGAGTTCATCGCGCACCAAGCGGTCGCCGTCATAATTGCGTTGAAACAGGGAAATTGTCTTCTTCATGGATGTTCCCTCGCGGTGGATGGGGTTAGGCGCCTCGGGCGGCGTCAATGGCGGCGTCGATCACCTCGCTGGCGTCAACGTAGGGCGACTGCGCGGGGAAGTGCTTCAGCAGCCACCAGCCGTGCTCCTTGGCAAGCCACCGATACCGCTCGGCGTCGCGCACCGTGTCCGCATCCTGGGGCTGGGACTCCGCAGGCTCGTCCGGCGACATCAGCTCGGCGTCGGTGGCCGGCTGCGACGCCCATGCGGGCATCAGGCCCGTGAAGCGCTCCAGGCCGCCGAAGAACTCCTGCCCATGGCTGCGGTAGTCGCGCGCAAAGTCGTCGGCATCGTCCCAGGCCTGGCAGCCGGAGAAGGTGCAGAACTCTTGGCGGATCGTGTCCCAGAAGGCGAAGCGGTGGCCGATGTCCTGGCCGCGGATGTCAACGAAGCGGATCATGGTCATGTCCTGGCAGGGGGTATGAGATTCAGGCGCCGCGCAGAAGCGATTGCAGGCGCTCCCTGATGGCTTCGGCGCCCATGCGCTGAGAAATCAGTTCACGCATGCCGGCGCGCCACCGGGCGATCAACTCGTCGCGGAAATCCAGGTTGCGCGCCCAGTTCGTCACCGCTTGGGCGTGCGCGGAGCGCTCCGACATCACGGAGTCGAAGATCTGCTTCGCCATCTCGGCCGGGTCGTCGGTGGTCAGACACGGATGTAGGCCGGCCAGCAGGTCCAGCGCCTGCTGCATCTCCATCAGCATGCCGCCGTTGCTCAGGCTGCACGGCGTTTCGCAGCCGGCGGCGCATGGGTGGTTTGCCACAGGGCACCAGTCGGGCCGGCTCATGTCGATGGACCCTGTGAGGGGATGCAAAAGGTGGCGCCGGCCGGCTCGTTCTCCGGGGCGCACTTGAAGACCACGTAGGCGCCGCAGTTCGGGCAGCGCTCGCCGCGCGAAGATGCAAAGGTGTTGACTTCCCGGCCATTGGCAATCAGAGGGTGCAGGCAGGCAGGGTAGGCCCCGTGCGTCGGGTAGGCCGGCGGCCAGCCTGTGGTGTCGCCCCAGTTCAGCATCACGCGCCTCCCGTAGGCTGTACCGCAAGCCAGATGAAGTAGGCGAGCCAGCCGATCAGGTTGACGACCCACAAGACGCCCGCCGCAGTCAGCCACGGGTCCATGCCGTCCCGCTTCATGGCTGGCTCCCCTGTACCGGGGGCTTCGAAGTCGACAGCAACAGCTCTGCGTTGATTAGCACCTCGTTGCGGTCGTGCGCCCACGGCTCGGCGTAGTAGTAGATTGGGAAGACGCGCTTGAACTCCGCGACCAAGTCCTTGAGGGCGCCGCGATAGTCGAGCCCATCCTGTACTGCGGGGGCTGCGATTGCTGCGCGAGCACGCCAACCATCCCAGTACAGGCACCAGTCACGCGACCCGACCGGCTGATTGACGTAGTCGAACGCGGTGATGCTGTACTGGTGCTCGGCTTGCTTGCGCTCGTTGACCGGCTCAGGTGCAGGCGCGGGGGGTGGGCAAGTGCGCCCGCCATCGTGCGCGGACAACACTTGGCGGCAGTGATCGCAGCGCACGCCGTCTGTCGTGCTGTAGCTCGTCCCCTTGGGCTGGGGCTGGGCGGCCCGAGCCTCGGCCTGCTTCACGGATGCTGCGTAGCCGTCCTTGTTGGCCCACGAGATGCGGCGGCGCGTCCGCTCAAAGACCTCCACGGTGCCGCCGCGTGCGTAGAGTTCAGAAGCGAAGTTCTGAGCTTCCTGCAAGGTGTAGTTCGCGGCCACGCGCACTTCATCGCGGTATACCTCGTATTCGCGGCCAAACCGCTTGGCCTGCCACTCGTCCTGCTGCTTGTAGCTGGCGAGTTCGTCGCGCTGAGCCCTGACTCTGGCGCGCAGCATCTTCAGCTCGGTCAGGTTTGCATCCCCCTCTGCTGGGGCTTGAACCGGCGCCGCGTAAAGCGGGCGGACTTCGTAGGACGGCCGCCCGTTGAACCGATAACCACGAAGCTCGTTCAGGCGCTCATCCATCGTTTGCCCACGAGATAGCGAGGTATCGACGGGCTTCCAAGCCGTCTCGTCTTCGCTGACGTTCGGGTTGTCTCCTGGGTTCGTCCAGCGAACCTGCCAAGCCACCGGCTCAGGTGCAGGAACAGGGGATTGGACGCCCCAAGCCTGCCGCCAGTGGCTCAGCTTCACGAGGATGCTGCCGTTGCGGTACGGAGCTCCGCCGAAGCCGGGCGCCGTGAGCGCGACCGTGTCTCCGGCCACGGAAACATCAAACTCGGTCTTGGGGTCTGCGTCTTCTGCGTTTCCGCACTCAGGCCAGCGGTAGAAGCCGTGGTCGTGAGAGATCAGCGTCCCGACCGGAATCCGTGTACGGCCATTGGTCGGCGCATCTGCGCCAGGAGGGGCTTGGAATTCTTGGGTCATGGATCGGCTCCGGTGTTGTGGGCGTCGATTGCTGCCGGCAGGGCCGGCAGGGGTCGAAGTCCGTTAGAAGGTTGTCGGCTGCGCGATGCCGCGGATCACGGCCATGAAGCCGCGTTGCAGGTCGGTAGCGCCGATGGACACCCAGCGCTGATCGAGCGGCACCAGGCGGTCGGCCGAGCCGTCGCTCGGGGCCTGCTCGGGCTTGGCCTGCGGATGCGTGCGCAGCTTGGCGATCCAGGCGCCGCACTGCTCGGCGAGGGCCTTGCCTTCGTTGATGAGGGCCTGCTCTTCGGCGCTGAGCTGGCGGTAGCCGGTGATGCGCGCCTTGATCTCGGGGATCGCGGCGGCGTCGCTGCGGGGGTTCTCGGTCTGTGCGGTCATGGGTTGCCTTTCGGGCGGTTGGAGAACTTGTGCGTAGACGACTTGCCGGGACTGGCAGTCGCCGCCAAAAACATCGATCGTGCGACGCGTGACCCGCTCGCAGCGGTCAGTACCGTCAGACCAGAAGGCGCAGCCATCGCAGAAGCCCGGATCGGGGGCGGGCGTCTCTGCGAAGTGCTCGCCGGCCCATTCAAAGGTGCGTTCTGTCACGGCTGGGTCTCCTGTGCGGCGCCAGGGGCTGGGATTGCTCGCGCCTTCAGCATGGCGTCGGCCATCAAGTAGCAGACTTGGGCGACGGCGGCGCGTCCGTCAGGCGTGGAGAACGTGCCGGTCGCGTTGACGTTGGACGCGCACATGAAGCCCAGCGCCTTTGCCGCAAAGTAGTCGCGCAGGTCCATGCCATTGGAGCCGTCCGAGTCTTGCCAGAACTCTTGGGGCCCGTTTTCCGTCATCAGGGCACCTTTAAAAACGCGGCCTACAGGGCGGCCATTTGGAAAAGCCGGGCCGCCGGTGTTGGTGAGAGCGCTCATGCGGCATCTCCAGTGACAGGGGCTTGGACGATGGCCTGCTGCCAAGTCCACCAGTGGCGCTGTGTGTGGTCGTCCTTGTAGGTGCCGTCAGGGAAGCGCTCGAAGGTCGGCCGCTTGCCGGCGCCCTTGCTCTTGCGGCTGGCTGCGAAGTAGGCCTCGAAGCGCTCGCGCGCCGGCTGTGCCGGGGCAGGGGATTGGTTTTCGGTGCTCATGCGGGCTCTCCTTCCCATTGCAGGCGCTGGCGTTGCACGCTGGACGGCTGGCGGTCCTCGGCGTACCAAGCGAGGTGCGTCGAGTCCTTGTGCTGCGGCGCGATGATCTGCATGCACTTGACGTACTCGCGCACGCCGAAGCCGTCGCGGTGCAGGGTCTGGACGAAGCGCGAGAGCTGACCGTCCAGCATGTCGCCGTCGTCATCGACGATCACCCAGCGCTCATCGTGGTCGTTGGGGTGCTCGGCCAGCCACTGGGCGATCTCGGCGCCGCGGCACTCGCCGTGCGATGGCGTCTTGCCGATCAAGCGGGCGGCGATGTCGATGCCGCCCCAGCGCGTCAGCGTGCCCTGCAGGTCTTCGATGGATGCACCGATGCGCCAGGCCGATGACACGACGACGTTGGCGTCAGCCTCGCGCACCAGGCGCGCCATCAGGCCCACCGACATCGTGTCGGGGCAGACGCTGCCGCCGCGGCCGGTGGCGAGCATGCTGGCCATGCTGTTCAGCACGCCATCGAAGTCGAGAAAGATGATTGGTCTGGTCATGATGTGTTCGGCAGGGGGCTTGAGATCAGCCCGTGGTAAAGATGGCGTGTTCGGTGTCGGACACGGGCTGATGAGCGAAGCGCGTGCAGCGCACGACCGGAGTGCCATCCTTGTCGCGCCGCATCACCGGCATGTCTCGAAACGGCAAGCCCGAGCAGTCAGAGTGCTTGTGCAGGCAAGCTAGGCACATGCCGCCGCTGGGGCGCGGCCGACCGGCGAGAAGGGCGTCAAGGCGTTCGCGTGTCATGGGCGTCGGCAGGGGCTGAGAAAGTCAGGCCGTGGCTGGGGCAAGGTCGCGCTCATCGAACGTTTCCTCAAACTCTTTCCCACGGCCGTCCTTGAGCCCGAAGCGGACGACTACCCGCGGCCTCGCATACCAACCCTGCACTTGGTAGGTGCGGACAACATGGGCCGGTCGTCCGGCAATGCGCTTGGCGAGTGCGACGAGAAACCGGTCAGGGTTGAGCACAACGACAGCATCGCCGGGCGAGAACTTGAACTTGTTTTCGGTGGTCATATTCGGGTGCAGGGGATGGGTTTCAGGCGTCGAGCAGGGCCGGCATGGCGTCCACAGCGTCGTCGAACGCCTCCGGGTAGCCGCGACTGCCGGGCTGCATCGTGTGGCCGCCGCAGTGGAAGGTGGCCTTCTCGCAGCGCACGATGTATTGCCCGCCCTGGCGCAGCTTGCGATAGCGCGCTGCATCAACCTCTTCGCTGCGCGGGCGATCCTTGTAGTTGTTGTGAGCCTGCCAGCGGTTGCTGGTGGACTTCTTGCGTTCGCCACGGCCGTAGCGCTCGGTGCCGTCGCTGAAGTTGATCCAGTACCTAGAGCAGCCCATCGCCAGGATGGCGGCGTGCTGCTCATCGGTGGGCGTCACATCGACCACATCGCGGTCCGGGTAAATCTCGAAACTCGCGTCGTAGTCATCGAAGCCCAGGCCAAGAAGCTCAATGCCGAGGATTTCCCCGATGGCGTTCTCTGCTTCGATGGCGGCATGGCGGCCGTCTTCCATTCGGTCAAAGATTTTGCGCGTCATGATGTGTGGCAATGGGGGATGGGAAAGCCGTTCAGGCGGCCTTCATGAAGACGAGCCAGTGGGTCAGGCCCTTGCGGCCACTGACGTGGCCAAACATCGGCGGCTGCGGCGCCAGTGCCAGCACCTCGCCGACCTTGACCTGGGTTTCGTTCCACTTGAAGACCAGAACGCCTCCGGGCTCCAGCACGCGCAGGCACTCGGCGAAGCCCTTGCGCAGGTCGTCACGCCAGTCCTCGCTGAGCTTCCCGTACTTGGCTGCCAGCCAGGATTTGGGGCCGGCCTTGACGAGGTGCGGCGGGTCGAAGGCCACGAGCTTGAAGGCGCCATCGGGGTACGGCAGCGCCCGGAAGTCCATCAGCGTGTCGGGCTCGATCTGGATGGTGCGCGTGCCGCTGGCGTTGCCGTGGCTGCGGTCAGTGACGGTGATCGTCTCGCTGCGACGGTCACCGAAGACGACGGCCGGGTTCTGGCGGTCGAACCACATCATGCGGCTGCCGCAGCACGGGTCCAGGATGGTCGGAGTGGTGGTCATGGTTTCCTATGTGCGACCGGCGGGTATAGAAGGCCCTAGCGCGCCAACCCTTGTGCTTGGGAGGAAAAGCGGTGCGGCGCGTGTGAGGGCGTGAAAGGGTTAGGCGGCCAGCGGTTCGCGCGACATGTCGAACGACCGCATGAAATCGACGTAGTACTCCTGCGCGGCTTCGCACTTGGCCTTGATGAGCGCCTCCGCCTCTGCGTCGCGCCTCACGGTCCAGCTGGTCAGTCGGTGCTCGGGCGAAATGTGGTCCACGCGATGCAGCGCCGGGCTGTCGTAGCCGATCAGGTGCTCGGGCGTGTTGACCAGGCAGTGATCGAACTCCCATTCGTCGATGCCGGGCCACAACATCATGTAGCCGCGAGCCTGCCACTCGTAGCTCTTGCGCTGGCTGGACTCGATATCCTCCAGGCAGAGAGGGTGGGTCTGAATGGACCATGAGCACTTGGTGTCATGCCCGCGCATCGCCGCAGTGTCGATCAGGTCGCACTCACCAGTTAGCCACTGGTTCCAGCGGCGCTCGGTGTTCTTGGACAGCATCAGGCCCTTGACGCCGTTGACCAGCGCGATTGCATCAGGCTCGCACAAGATTCCTTTTTCGATCTTGCGATCCTTGATTTCGAAGTCAACACCGAAGATCGCCTGGGCGGCCATTTCGCGAATGGCAGTCTTGGCGCCGATGGACAGGATGCCTTCGGCCTTCGTCTTGGGCTCCGTCATGATCTTGGACAGAGCAGAGCAACAGATCAGAAGCGGTTTCATTGCGCATCTCCATCGGCAGCCTTGGCGGCCGCCTGCAGTTCGGGCAAGTACTTGCCCAGCTCGGTGCGGACAGGAGAGCCGATGGACTTCCACCAGATTCGGAAGGCTTCGACACCTTGCATGGCCTTCTCGCGGGCCGTGTCCAATTCACTGGGTTCCTGCGGGCCTCCGTACTCGTCGGACTCTGGGTCCATGGCCATCAACGGCACGACGAAGGTCTGGAACAAGGCCGTGCGGAATGCGACCGACTGAGCTTTCGTCAGGGCCTTGTCGCCGCTGTCCATGGCTTCGCCATAGACCACAGATCGAACAAACGAGGCGTCATCAGCGGCGAACGTGAATGCGCCCTTTACCAGCGCGAACCGCAGGAACTTGCCAGCGTCCTTCTCGCGCCACTCGAAGGAGGCCTCCGAATACTCCGGCGTTACGGTGATGCCATTGCGCACAAGGATCGGGCTCATCTCCGACATGGCGGCGTCGATGCCTCGGAAGTGGTAGCCCTGCTGGGCGTTCTTCTGAGTCTTGGCGATGCCGAGGCGGCATATTTCATCCATGGCTTTGGCCATTGCTTCATGGATCTTGCTCATCACGCCTCCAGCGCCAACAGCTCGTTGATCTGGCGGTCGATCTGCGTGACCAGCGCGGCGAACTCGGCCCGGGCCTTTTCCTTCTTGGCCTCCAGCGCCTTGACCATGCCGGGCCGCGGATCAAATTCCTCCGGCACCTCTAGGGTGATGGTCTGCTCGCCAACCAGAACGCTTTCGCTCCCGGTCTGCGGTTCGTATTCGCGGAAGACAAACGGCGTCTGCCAAATGTCGGCATGGCGTGCGCGCATCGGGTCGAAGTGAATGAACCCGGCAACAGTCACGGTCTTTGTTTTCATCTCATTTGCTCCCGGCCAACAGGCCATCAAGTCCAGTCCAGAGAAAGATCACCGCCACCAGCAGAGCCAGCGCAATGCGCGGATGGCGATCCAGGAAAGAGCCGAACGGCCAGGGGTCACGCATTTGCGGCCTCGGCTTCAAGCTCGTGAATCCGCTGCTTCAGCGCCTCGATTTCTGCATCCGCATCACTAAGCTCAGAAGCAAGGCTCTCAATCTGACTCTCAGCCGCGCGGCGCATGTCTTCGTTCGTCGAGCGCACAGACTCGAACGACTCCTCCACCGCTTCAAACCCGCGCTTCGCCCAATCAATAAGGATGTCTCGCCGATGGATGCCGCCAACCAGTAGCGGGCATGCCTCTTCAAGAAGCGCGTCGAGAACATCGCTGAGTTGCGACTCGGCCTCCCGCATTGCCCGGTCAATTTGTGGGCATGTGTTCGGGTAGTCGAAGATGGCGCGCTTGCTCATGCCCACACCGCCAGCAAAGCAGTAGCGATGACCGCTCCAATCGTGGCCATGTAGATCCAGAACACGCCATCAGCGGACTCGCTCTGGTCTTCGGAGCCAATCTCCGTTGCAGCCTCAGCGGGCATAAGCGGCTTGGCCTCGATGGTCGGAGTCAGTCGCCCTTGCTGATCGCAGCCTTGCGGAATGAATGCGCGGCGCGTCGGCCAGTTGTCAGCCAGCGGCAGGGCGCGGTGAGCGGCCGAGCGGCGCAGGATCTGCGGATTGGCGTCGAGGTAGTCCAACATGTCGTCAGTGCCTTCGTGTGCGGTGTTCACATCAGCCTCCATAAGCAGCCACATCGGCGTGCCAATCGGCGTGTTCCTTGGCCCGCTCACGAAGCCAGCCACGGCCGGCGTCGCACTGAACGAGGATGTTGGTCAGCTCGACCCAGCGCTGATCGCTGTCGCGGCCGGCCATCTGGTCCGACAGCACATCGATGAAGCGCGTCTGAGGCTTGGCGAAATCGGGCGTGGGGATCGGGCTCAGCGGCTTCAGGGAGCCGGCCATGAACTCGCAGATGAGCGTGCCGTAGGCCAGATCACGCAGAGCGTCCTTGCGCTCGATGCGGGAGCCGTTTCGGCCGGCGTGAATCACGGGGTCAACGTGTCCCATCTCTGCGCCCCCTGATCAGTAAGCCTCGGCCTCAGCCTTGGTGATGAAGAAGTGGATGCCAGGGGCGCACTCGTCTTGCCAGTTGTCATCAAAGCTGTCGGGGGTGACGCGTTGCCCAGCGCGGTATTCGGTCTTGCCGTCGTGCTTGCTGATGCCGACCTCGGCGCCGATGACCTCCAGCACGTCCGCAAACTCGGCCCGGCACTTGCGGCCAAACGCGTGCGAGCGCTTTGCTGCAGCAGGAATGCAAAGCTTGACGATCACGCCGTCTCGGCATTTCTTCCAACCAATCAGCTCGCCTTCGGGAAGGATGCGGGTCATGGCGATGACCAATTCAGAACCCTTGGCGCCCGCGAGGTTGGCGTCCGCGAGGT